CAAGATAAAGGCAAACTACCTGTTGAGTTAGTAAATACATTACCTGATGATTTATTTTTTATTACTCATTCACAAGCACCAACAACCAATTCGGATAATATTCATCCTTCGGCTTATGGTGATTGTTTACTTTGGCATAACGGCATTATAAAACAAAAGACCTTATCGACAGGTACTTGGGATACCCAGTGGTTACAAGAACAGATTGTTGATTATGGTTGGAGTGCATTATCCAGAATCGATGGCACTTTTGCCTGTATCATGTATAATAGTAGTGAAATGTTGGTATTCAGGAATGAAATATCTCCTATGTTTTATGATAAAGATTTAAACTTTTCATCTACTAAGTTTGAGTCTTGCCAGTCACTAGAACCAAATGTAGTATTTAAAATTAACTTTAAGTACAAACAATTATCGCCTGTAGCATACTTTGCTACCCATGAAAACCCATATTATATTCCAGAGGAAGTATGAAACATATATTAGGTCCTAACAGTAAGTCATGGTTAACCGGGGTACAAGAAGGTGATAGCCAACCTAATGCCGTTGACTTGAGACTAGATAAAGTATTTCGTATTACAAGTAATTTGTTTGAATTAAGTAATGAACATAAAGATCATAGAGGTTCAGATATACTTAATACCGATGATGAAAATTATTTTCAACTGTACGTTGGTAGTTATGAAGTAATATTTGAAAACGTTATTAATGTTGGAGAAGGTGAAGCTGGTTGGGTTATTACTCGTAGCACTTTAAATCGTAATGGTTGCTTTTTAACTTCTGGTTTATACGATTCTGGTTATAACGGTTTAATGGCCGGGGTATTGCATGTAACTTGTGGTCCTGCAAGAATTAAAAGAGGCACTAGAATTGGTCAATACCTTAGCTTTGATGCTGAAGCATTAACTATGTACGATGGCGATTACGGTCTAAATAAAGTGCACGATACAAAATATGAAAACAGTTAATATAGTAGATACAGGTACTATTCATAGAATAATGGAAATCGGTCTGGATGCTACTGACCAGCATATGGATGGGTATTATAATTTTGGTGCAAAGCAAAAACTTTATAATATACTATGGACAACATTAATTGAATTAAGTAGATGCTCTACCTTCGAAGGTGAAAAAGAATGGATTAAAGAACACGAACCTAAAGAACTTAAATTAGGTTAATGCAAGCGGTCTATGGCTCATCCCGCTATACAAACTCTGCTGCCTATGCTATAACAACATAGGAGAAAAAAATGACAATTTACAAATATACAAGTACTAAAGAATATCACGATGCGTTTCCATGCGCATACAGACAATGGAGGGCCGATAGCCATTGTAATAATATTCACGGGTATTCTTTTAGTATGAAGTTTTATTTTGGTACTAACGATTTAGATGTTAGGAACTGGGCAGCTGACTACGGGGGCTTGAAAGAACTTAAAAAGATTTTAGAAGATCAATTTGATCATACTTTACTGGTAGCCGAAGATGATCCTGAACTTGAAACGTTTAAATTGCTCCAAGAAAAGAAAATGGCAAAGTTAACTATCCTACCTAGACTAGGATGCGAGAGTTTAGCCGATATGCTTTACAAATACGTTAACGGTGTTTATATTCCCGATATGTGGGGACCAGGCGAGGCAGAACGTCTATGGTGCTATCGTGTAGAGGTTAGAGAGACTCAGGCAAATATGGCTTATAGAGAAGGACATAGAGAGTTGAATGAGGATCTATTTGCATGACCCTTTTGGCACTAGTTACTGATACTCACTTTGGTGCAAGATCTGATTCAATACCGTTTGATAATTACTTTAGGAAATTTTATGAGGAAATCTTCTTCCCTGAAATTGATAAGAGAGGTATACGGGATATTGTGCACCTTGGTGATTGCTTCGATCGCCGTAAGTTTGTCAATTTTAATACCCTTGCTTCTTGTCGCAAATACTTTTTTGATGCGATTAAGGAGCGGGGCATTACACTTACAATGCTTATTGGTAACCATGATACGTTCTATAAAAATACGAATGAGGTAAACTCCCCGTCGTTACTCCTGAGTGATTACGATAACATAACTGCATATACTGGTCCTGTTGAGCATAACTTTGATGGTACAAATATCCTAATGATGCCTTGGATATGTGCCGATAATTACGATCAATGCATGGAGGCAATTAATACAACAAAGTCAACTATTATGTTCTGTCATACTGATATTGTTGGCTTTCAAATGCATAAAGGACAAGCCTGTGATGAAGGGTTTGATCCTAAACAATTTAGTAAGTTTGATTTAGTATTTTCAGGTCACTTTCATCATCGTTCTACGATTGGTAATATTACCTATCTTGGTAATCCTTACGAAATGACTTGGGCAGACTTTGAGGATCCAAGAGGATTTAATATCTTCGATACGGATACAAGAGAGTTGCAATTTATTCAGAATCCATATACAATGTTTAATAAGGTGTACTATGACGATACAAAACCAGTATCGGTAGAGTATAACGATTTTAATAATAAACATATTAAACTAGTAGTGGTTAATAAAACAGACTACTATAAGTTTGATCAATACATTGAAGCTATCTATAAAGCTAATCCCCTGGAGTTAAAAATTATAGAAGACATGTCGGAGTTTGAGTCCGATGCATTAGATGATGATACTGTTGATTTAGAGGATACCGTGACTTTACTATCACAGTATGTAGAGAACTTAGATACCGACGCTGATAAGAACCGTATTAAGACGTTGATGAAGACGTTGTATATTGAAGCGCAAAACTATGAAGAAGTATGATAAAATTCGAAGTTATACGCTGGAAAAATTTCTTAAGTACCGGGGGACAATTTACCGAAGTCTCTTTTAATCGTTCTACTACTACACTTATTATTGGTGAGAACGGTGCCGGTAAGTCAACGATATTAGATGCTTTATGTTTTGCCTTATTCAATAAACCGTTTAGAGCAATAAATAAACCTCAACTTGTCAACTCTATTAACCAAAAACAAATGGTTGTTGAGGTTGAATTTTCTATTGGTACCAAGCAATATAAAATTATCAGGGGCGGTAAGCCAACGATATTTGAGATATACCTTAACGAGGAATTATTAAACCAGGATGCAGCCGCTAGAGACTATCAAAAGTATCTTGAAGATCAAGTACTAAAGTTAAACTATAAATCGTTTACACAGATTGTTATTTTAGGCAGTGCTTCTTTCACACCTTTTATGCAATTAAGAATTGATCATAGAAGGGAGGTAATTGAAGACCTTCTTGATATTAAAATCTTTACGACAATGAATGCAGTGTTGAAGAATAAGATTACTGAAGTTAAAACTAATATTACACAATTAGATAGTCAGATTGAAATTGGTAAAACAAAAGCTAAACTACAACAAGACTATATTAAGACTCTAGAAGAGGATAAGCAAAAGAAGGTAGAAGTTGTACAAAAGCGAATATCTGAAACGAATGATGAGATATCATTATTATCATTACGGGTTAATGACATTCAACGACAGGAGGCTCTCCTTCAATCCACTATTTCGGATGCAACGGAAGTTCGTAACAAACAGTCGGATGTGGGATCTATCATTAAAAAACTTTCCGAGCGAATTAAAAGTCAGAAAACCAACATATCCTTCTATGACGAACATGACGTATGTCCGACTTGTAGCCAATCGTTGGAGGACGAAGTCAAACGTAAGGCGAAAGAACTTCACGAGTGCAAAGTTGAAGAGTTTACGCTGGCAATACAAGAGCTTACCAAACAACAGGATACGCTTACATCAAGACTTAATGGCATTGCTACTGTCGAGGGTTAAATATCTAAACATAAAAGCAATATCATTGGATGCAGCACCCAAATCATTGCTGCACAAAACTACATTCAACGTCTTCAAGCAGAAATCACCGTTGGAGTTGAAAGCACAACGAACATTGAAGAAGAGAGGAATAAACTTAAGACTCTCGCCAAGGATGTTGTTGAGAAGGCCGAAAATAAATCCCGCTTGGTTGAGGAGAAGCATTACCTAGACATTGGAGGAGTGCTTCTCAAAGATACGGGTATTAAGACTAAGATCATAAAACAATACCTTCCGGTTATTAATAAGCTAGTTAACAAGTATCTTCAGTTAATGGACTTCTTTGTTACGTTTGAGTTAGACGAAACGTTTACTGAGAAAATTAAATCAAGACATAGAGATGAATTTAGTTATGCATCTTTTAGTGAAGGTG